TGGCTGGAGACCCCTCTTATCAGGTAAAAGCCGCTCAGAGCGGCATACAGACCGTCAGGGTGCCAAATTTCAGTAACATCGAGACCGATAGCTCTGGTAGGGTCTGGATAGATTGGATGACGAGCTTTTCTCCCGAACCCCTGGCAGGGACTATCGTGTTTGTCGGTGTGACCGCTGCCGGAATCTCTCCGCTTGTACCAACACCCAGAAATTTGATGTACCCGCACCAGATTCAGGCCACTCTTTTCGAGACTTTAATGAACGGGACATCACCAGTTCGCCCTGACTGGGCATTAGGCGCTGAAATGTTGGTGATCCTGATTTTTGGCCTTCTCACAGCGTGGTCAGTTCGCTATCTTCCCGTTTTAGCTGTACCGACAGGGGTCATTGTGATCGGCGTGTTAGCGGTCTCTGCCAGCGTCTGGGGGTACTTGAGGCTTGATCTATTAGTCGACGCTGCATTTCCAGTGCTTTCGAGCTTGGTGGTTGGTGGAACGGGTGTGGCCCAGCGAATGATCAGTGAATATCGGCAGAAATTGCAGATAAAAGGAATGTTCGGGACGTATGTCAGCCCGAAGCTGGTGCAGCAGTTAGTCGATGATCCGTCCTTGATGAAATTAGGCGGGGACACCAAGACCATGAGCTTTCTGTTTTGCGATATCGTGGGCTTCACTCCTATCTCTGAGCATTTCAAAAACAACAACGATCCGCAGGGACTGGTCACTCTCATTAATCGGCTGCTCTCGGCTCTGACCGATGTGGTGTTATCTATTGATGGCACCATAGATAAGTACATGGGAGATTGTGTGATGGCGTTTTGGAACTCACCTGTGGATTGTCCCGATCATGAGGAACGGGCTGTGACCTGTGCTGCGATGATGCTAGTGGCTCTCGAACATCTCAACAAGGAGCTAGAACTTGAGGGATTACCAAAATTAGGCATTGGTGTCGGACTTAACACTGGACCAGCAGTCGTGGGAAATATGGGTGGCAAACAGCGTTTTGACTACTCAGCTATCGGGGATAGCGTGAATGTGGCTGCCAGATTGGAAAGCAGCTCAAGAAAGTACGATGAGGATGTGCTGATCGGTGAGGCAACCGCCAAGGCAGTGCCGCACATGGTTGAGTACCTGGATTCAATTCAAGTTAAGGGCAAGACAGAAAACCTGGAGGTGTATACTTTGTCTAGTCAAACAGTATCTGCTGCTAAATTAGCTGAATACTGGACCAGTGAAAGAAAATCCTAAAGGGTTGACTTTTTAAATTCTTTCATTCCTCTTTTCATATTCTTATGGGACTATAGATTTTCCAAAAATATTTTGAACTTCTAAATATATTTTTTCTTTTTGTTTTCTCTGAAGCATCTGGTCCTCCAGTCTCTCTTTGAGAGGTTTTTTCATATATTCGATTTTCTTTTCTATTCTTGCTTGTTTGGCGATAATCTGTCGCACTCTTTCTTTAGATAATCCGCCATGCCTGATACCAAGCTCGCGGTAAGTAGTCCCGTCAGAAATTCTTTCCTTGTAAATTTGTTCGTCCCTTTTTTTAAGTTTTTTTCGTTGTCCGGGGTATGCTTCTCCAGGGAGAAGACATCGATCAGGCTTTAAGGGCTTCTTCATCACATTTTCAATCTTTGCCACAGCGACATGGCATAGTAGATAAACATTGTATCGTTCTCAGAAACATCACCACACAGGATAGACTCACCCATGGATCTCAGTCTGGGGTAGTTCCTTATAGATTCCAGACTTTTGCAGGTGAGGATTGCGTGTTTGATTATTGAGAGGTCCAGGTCTTTCTGACAGCCATCAATACAATCCCGGATATATTTATTGATGAACCCTCTTTTGATGAAGCCGGGAATCTTTCTCAGTTCTCCAAAATCCTTCTTGCCATCAAAAAGCGTTTCCCAAACCTCATGCCCTTTTTCACCGCAGATATCCAGTTCTATGGCCGGTTCTTTCTCGCCTGAGAAATCATCCACCCTGGCGCTGATGCACTCCTTCAGGAAATGCGGAAAGTAATAAACTGGTAAAGAAAACGGAGTCTCGTCCCCGGTTGCGGAATCGCTACCACTGATTTTCAAACTCAATTCGGGCCAGAGAGGTCTTGGTCTTTCTACGTCATCATCGCCTCGGAAATAAATGCCGTCCCGATCATAGGGGACGTGTCCGTAGTTCAAAACAAAATCAGTTTCCAGATGGCTTATACAGTGGAGAAACCAACTCAAAAGCTGTTCATAGGCTTCATCATTGCGGGGAACCGCCAGGCGTTTCTTTTTCGACTTGAGTAGACCGAGGCTGTAAAGGTGTTCCCTGACCTCTGGCTTGTGTGCGGAAATGAATTTTTTAATGTACCTGAGTTGTGCCTGGACATAGGTTTCAGGCAAAGGCTTTCCGGTCATCGTTTCCATCGTTTCCATCGTTTCCATCGTTTCCATCGTTTCCATAAGAGTCATTTTTGTTCCCCTCCTTTGAAATTCTTTCATTTTGATATCTCAGTGACGAATTCAGGAGCCAGCGGATATTCCTTTCTGTCGATCTCAGGCCCAGCCCAGAGCCAATGGATGCGTCCACAAGCATCACACCGCACATATTCACCGACAACGGTTAGATTCTTTTGGACCTTATGGTCTTTGGTTTCACCGCCGCATGAGCATTGCATTATTTGTTTCCCTCATCATCCATCGAATGTCGCACAGCTATAGCAGAGAACTGGCTCGTTTTCTTCCCATTCCTGATTGATCCCCGGATAAAATCTCTTACCACATTCCTCGCAGTGCAAATCTTCTGGTGGGTCTATCTGTCGCTCTGGGATGTCCCACATCAATTAGCCTCTTGGTCTTCAGGAGTCACGGTTTGATATCGGCATCTGATCGCTTAGGGTAAGGTAAAAATTTATCGGCCATCTTTGAGCGGTAATACTTCTTCTCTCTCTTGGTTCCACGAAACGCAAAATATCGACCCTTGCTGTTTTGCTTTACCTTTTTCACGTTTGGGTAATGGCACTTGATAACGTCCATTTTAGTTGTTCCGAACATCATTCTGATCGCCCTTGATCCGTATAATTTGTCTCTTATGATCCACCCGTCCCGATCACCTTTCCGGCTGTTTACGTTTGGATTCGAGTCCCGCATAGACCCCACATAGTCGAAGCCGCATGCCTGATAGATTGTTCCAACCTCGCCAGCCAGATCGTCAACAGTCGCCGTTATGACTTTGAATTTATTGGGTAACAATTTCATAGATCCGCGTATCAATTTAGACGCGGCGTGTGGGTGTGCCCAATGAACACAAGCACCTCGATTCAATAAAATAATTTTATTCGTGTAATCGTACTTGTCCCACTTGCCTAAGTTTTCAATGTACTCTGGACCGTACACCACTACTCCGCCAATGATGCCATCAAAAAAAATCCCAAAAGCATGCCAATTTACCGCCGCGAGGCATCCTAACCACTCGTATTCTTCTATGACCTCTTTAGCCCTAGCCACGCTTATTGCTTGAACCGTTGCCTTCTTAATATCTACATCTATATCTTTCCACCAATCGCCGAACAGGTCTGTTCTTTCGGTGGCCTTCAGATCCCGTATCTTTTTTTGATGCGCAACAGAAATAGTCACATCACTCAAGTGTCCCGCAGTCATAGCAAAGCACCCGCTCGTCTTCTTCTGGTTCTTTACCTAAACCAAGATAAAAACGGGCGCCGCATTCTTCGCAGTGCAAATCTTCTGGTGGGTCTATCTGTCGCTCTGGTATATCCAACATTATTCTTTCACCTGGGAGACAAATAGAAAAGTCAAGCGGTATTGCAAGATGTCTCCCTCAATGCTTTTTGTCATGGTCCGCAACATTCGGTAAAATCGATTTTATGCCTATGGCACCAGTCAGGTGCATCAGCACTCGACCCCAATATCTTCTCATGTCATCGGGCAGATGAGGTTGGTGGAGAATACGTTTGACCGCGCTTATCCGAAGTTGTTTGGTATCAGATTTGGTCAATATTTTCTCGGTTTCAATATTTAGTTCTTCCAATTCATTTCCCATTTCTCATTTCCTCGGGGAGACAAATATAAAAGTCAAGCGGTACAGACAAAATGTCTCCCTTAATGCTTTTTGTCGGGACCTAATTATCGTAATCTAGGGGACCCAGTTCTGGCAGCCCTGTTGCCTCGGTGTCCTTGCTGGTTTGTATCCGTGTACGAAAAAAATCAGAATATTCTGGGAAATTTTTATGGAATTTTCTGCTATATACTGCTCTATAGTTATTATTTAATTTGAAAGAATTTGCTGCCTGATTGGTTCCACTGTCCATATGCCACCTGATTCGTTCAAAAATGGCAGAGACTGAGTAATGTTTGTATCCACGCCTGATTCTGTCAAAAGAATAAAAGACGAATAATTTCCAGACTTGAGGATGTTGCTTATCGTATCGACTACATTGCTCTTCTATTTCTGAAAGCCTGCTGATTTTCTTTTCCTCTTCTTTTCGCTGTCGTTCGAGCAACTCGTTGTGATGCCAAGCTGAATAGGCTTGGATATCTTCATCTATAAGTTCCTGAATTTCATTGTTCACGGACCGAATCTCCATAAGTTGAAATATCTTCCAACAAATCTAGAATTGATTCTAGCTCTTCCAGAATTTTGTGAAAATTTGTGTTGTTTTTTGAATCCTTTGACCCTTGGGAATTGAAATCCTTGGCTCTTTCCAAGGCCAAATGCCCTTTCCAAGAATCAGAATCGTCCTCGGTGACAAACCAATTATTGTTCTTTTTGCTGGGCATTTTTGGTGTTTATATCTGGAAAAAAATTATCTATTTTTGAAAGAATATTTGCTTCATATTTGGCAAGAGCAACTTTTCCTTCTAGGTCAAGCACACGTTTTTCAAGTTCGATCATTGTGGTTTGGTGATTCTCCAAAATCTGTGCCATGATTTTTGTCAGGTCGGCGATTGTATTCATTTTACTGGTCATTGCTTGTCTCCTTATCTGGCAGCCTGATACTCGGGTGTTCTTTTTTCTTTGCATCCCATAGCCACTGAGGAACAGTTCCGGTTTCTTCGTTGTAGAGGGTGATCCCTTTTTTTGTACGCCTTGGGAAGAAAAGTCTAATCTTTTTTCCGAAGTTGATGCCGATTGATTTATCTCCTTCCCAGTCGGGAAATCCAACATAAACAGGGGCGTTACCTTTGTCACGAAAGGCTTGTCGTTCGGCCTCGATTTCAGCCAATCGCTCAGATGACACGTCAGAAAAATATTCGACGTTATCCGGGTTCATAAAGACTGTTTTGCCGGCAGCAATAACCATCACGTACCGACCGTATTCGCCGATGCCAAAGCGTTGAACTTCGACATGATCGCCCTTACGGGCTTTTTGAGTTTGCTTGTCGTTAATGACGACAGCAATGTAGGGTGGTTGCTTCTCCATGTTTTTTGTCCTTACTGTTTAAGTGAAAATTTCAGTTTTGTTGCAGTTGAAATCAGTGTATCAATGAGTTGGTTGAACTGAGTTTTGTCAAGGTCCTTGCTGGTTTTTGCAGGACGTTGTCGTCGTCCCAGCTTTGTTTCGACTTCTATGCTACCGAAGGTTCGTCGCAGTATTTCATCGTGCAACTCTTCTTCGGTGAGGCCGGTCCAGTCGGCAAACTCTC